AGTATCCACAAGCGGACCAAACCCAAAATGCTTCACAACCAGAGTCACCCCAAAAGTTACCGTGAGTAGATCCTCCCCGTCCCACGCGCCACCCAAACGAACGCCGGCACTGTACGCAGCCGTGTCCAGCACAGCATCTGAAAAACCGTCATAGGCAACGCCGAACGAAGCACCAGAAAGCAAGCCGTGGTTGATGACAAGTCCGTCGGGTTGAGAAATTGCCATCGCTACTCTCTACACCTTGAAGATCGCGGCCACGGTCTTGTGCCTGCGATTGATACCCACTACCGGATGATCGGGATCCAGGGCGTTAAGATCTTCCTCGCTGAGCTTAATGCGCGCCGCCACCTTGGCTTGAATCGAGTGCATCCGGTCTATGTCCGTGACCTGCTCCTGGGGCTGAGCTTGGATGCTCCGCGCATTGGATAGCCACGCCTCCGCCTCGACTCGAGTGAGGATCCGCATATTCCGAGAATTGGCGTCGTACTTGTCCGCTACATCGTCCGTCAGCAAGATCAAACACTCCTCGCTGTCGTCCCCAAACCCCTGGGTAATCCCTCCCTCGTACAGCAACGGCCCTTTCATGGACCGATGAACCTCATCCGCGTTGAAGGGCTCCGGATAGATCATCCGGTTCCCCTTGCGGCTCCGGTTCGCCTTGACCTTGACGACCAAGAACTTCACGCGACCCGCCCAAGCGTCTCCTCGATGAGCGCCACCTTGTTCTTGTACTCCGACATCAGAGCGTCAACGCGCGCCTTGTCCGATGCCGCTGCATTGCGATCCGACTCCGCCTGAGCCAGTTGCCCCGTGAGATTCGTCTCTTGGGCTCTGACCGCCGCTTCCCGCTGGCTCACCGACTCCTGATCCGCTTGCAGCTTCTTCTGAGCTGCCTGAACCTTCTCCATCGACCGAGACTGGGCTTCCTGAATCGACTTCTCCGCGTAGGCTTTGTCCTTCTCGATCTGCTCCGTCACGGTCTTCAACGTGGCCGCCGCCTCGTTCGCCATCTTCTCAGCTTCGATCCGCAGACGCTCGATCTGATTCACCTTGCCCACCAGCTCGATCCGATCGTTGATCTCGTTGCGGAGCTTCTCCAGCTGACCGACAGCATCCTTGTACTTCTTGGGGTCCGTCAGCATCGCCAGCAACGACGTCAGGTCGGTAATCGCAGCCAGTGCAGGAATCTTTGCCATCGTTCCCATAACTACGACCTCGACAGTCCGTAACGGACCACATTGGCTTCGGAGCCCCAAGCCGAGGCAAACGAAACCTGGATCAGAGCGCTGGAATCCACGTCGTCGTCCAGCTCGATGTAGCAACCCTGGTTGACCCGAAGCGGCATCGAGGCCGGGTCGACGATCTCACTGGTACCCGTGGTGTGCAGCTCGATGCGAGGAGCCCCGAAACCGCCCCCGGACGCGCCGGTCGCCGGGAACCGAGCCCGGTCGGTGTCCCAGAGCCGAAGCTCCTGGGAGGCGGCGCCGTTTCCCACCAGGGTCACGTTGTTGATGACCCCAGGGCCGACGAAGGCATGACCGCTCTTGGTCATCCGGATCTCCGGATTCCAGCGGTCGAGGTCCATCTGAGTGCGCGTCGGACTTCCCGTGTCGCCGTCGAACTTGAACTCGTCGATCAGGATTGTGCCGGTGGTGGTGTCCAGCGAACCCTGCACGCCCAAGAGCCCCTGCGTGATCGCACCCTGATCCAAACTGCCGACCTGAGTTGCATGGACCGAGCTGGCTGTGAAAGGAGATCGATCCGGCGTCACGTAGAGATCGATAGTGCCGTCGTTCGCTCCTTGATCATTGAGCGCGTCGATCTCGATCAAGTGCCACCGCCCCCGCTCCAGCGGTTGCGCTGACCACGAAGTCGGAGCCGTCTCCCCGATCCCCAGGTTGATGACGTCAGTCGCAGCTACAACGCGAAACCCGAAAGTCGCCTCGACCGTGCCAGCCGCCTTGAGTTCGAAAAGATTGATCGTATCGTTCGCAGTCGCCGTGAAGTCGTTCGAGAAGTACAGCCAGAACTGCGTCTGACAGCGAGCCGTCGCAGCAGAATCGAGATCCGCCTCCACCAGCCAATCATCCGCGGTTCCCGCCATTACCTGGCGGAAGCAGTAGGCCCCCTTGTACGGAGCCATTCCAAACCGAGCCAGCTCCGTGAAGTGAGGGAAGTCGATGACAGCGGCGTTCTGAGAATCCCAGTCTGCGTTGGACCCCAGCTCGAAATTGCTCTCGAAGATGTACGGAAACGACATCGAAACCCCCTACGATTTGGAGCCCGCGAGGCCGAGGCCCGACTTCGCACGCCGCCCCCTACGACGAGGAGCCTCCTGCCCCGACCCCGCGGCAGGCTCGGAGCCAAGTGCCTCGGCTGCATCGAGCCTCTGGGTGATTGCCTTGAGTCGAAGCTCCACGTTCTCCTGCCGCTTGAGAATCTCCTGCGGCGTCGCGTCTCCGAACGTCTCGTCCCACCGCTGCTTCCACGCATCCGTAGGCGGCGCGAAGTGGTAGTCCGTCCCCGGAATCTGGGCGTCGTGCATTCCCAGATGCGAGGTCGACGAACGCAGGCGCTCCACGTTGCAGAGGTCCGGATCAGGATCTCCCGGGTGGAGCATCTTCTGCACATCCTTCCAGCGAAGAATGGCGTTCTTGATACGCGTGCTGTTTTCGCCCCGATTGAAGCGCCCCACCGCACCGGCCGGATTCTTCCGCATCTCTTCGTGAGAGAGCAGATTGTCCTTGATGACCGCCTCGAGTTCCTTGCGCTCCTTCTCCGCAACATCTCGACCTTCCGGAGAAAGAATCGGAGCTGTTTGGGTCGCCACCTGATGATCCAGGCGCCGGAGCGCCTTCATCACATCACCGCGCTCCTGGATGTTCGGATCCTTGAGCTGACCTTCGAGATAGCGCTTGTCCTCTTTCAGCTCCTCGATCTGCTGCGTCCGCAAGTATCCTACGGGCTTCGGTTCCGTGCTGAGTTCGGGCATGGGGGAAGACTCCTATTACGTGGTCACCGTGACAAGCGTTCCACCAGAACCCGTGCCGATGGTGCCGATGTAGTTGACGGCGATCACGGCATCTCCGCCGTCGTAACCGTCCACCATCTTCGTTACACCAACCGAGTTATGATTCATGGTGAAATACGCCTGGTCGACGTCACCACTCGTGGTTCCGAGACATCCGTTCGTGATCGTCGCCGACGTTGCGTTGAACTCATTGGCGCGAACGATGAGGCGTCGACCCGCAGCGGCCTGCGTGATGCAAGATACCCACGTCCCCGCCGAGGCAAGGAAGATGCAACCCTGGATGATGCACCCCACCGTCGCTCCCGCCACGATCGCCGCGCCCTGCGCGCCATCCGAATGGAAGTAGCAGTTCTGAATCAAGACATCGGAAGCGGCTCCGATGAAGTCGATCCCGATGGTGCCCGTATCCGCGGCTGCCGTTGCCATGTCGAACGAGCAGTCGTGGATGTGCAGGTAGTCGGCATCGGCCGAAGCGTCGATCGCGCTGTCCGTCGTCACGGGGACGAAATGGAGATGCGCGATCTCGCAGTTGGCTGCGGTCACATTGATCGCCTGATCCCCCGCCAGCGTGGTGCCCACGATCGCCGTCTTCTGCCGCGTGAAATTCCCAGTTCCGCCGGGAAGCCCCATCAGGGTCACACCCGCTGTGTCCATCGCAATCGAGGTCGCGGTGCCTGCCGTGTTCTGAGGAACGTGGTTGCCCGGAAGCAGTACGACCACGTCACCCACGTTGGCAGAGACGACGTTGTCCATCGCCCGGTTGATAGTCCGAAGCGCCCGCTCGGGCGAGAGTCCGTCGTTCTCGTCACTGGCCGTGTAAGACCGGCCCTCGACGGTGTAGTCGGCAGCCGGAGCCACCCAGATAACACGACCCGCCGTTTGGGGAATTGCTCCCCACGCAGTCCCGTACTTCGTCAAGTAACCCACTTTTCATCTCCTCTGGCACGATTGCGCTATCGCCCGAGAGCCGCGCGCCCCCGGCCCGGGCAGCGACTGATTAAATCCCCTCACTCGAGGGGTGGCACTTGCACTTCTTGACACCGCCCCCGCGATCCTTCTTCTGCGTACCCCCAGGCAAACCCGGCCAATTCGCCGTGCGCTCGGGCATCGGCTGACTGTCCGTACCCCGGTGATTGACTGACGGGGTGTTCTTCCCCGGAGCCTTCTTGGGAGAGACTTGGCTATTGAAATGTCGATTCGCCATCAACGCTTCCTCCGACGCTTCGGGATCTGTGCTCCCCGCCGCCTCGCTTTGTCGAGCTTGATGGCGGTTTTCTGCTTCTCGGCGCGCTCCCGCCCGAACTTTCGCCGCGTGTGAGCGACGATCTCAGGTTCGTTTCGTTCCACCTCTCGGGACGCTTCGGCCACGAGCCGCCGGCTTTTCGATGACGACCGGGGCCGGCGACGGCTTGTCTTCTTCGCGGCCACGGCGAGCCCTCGCTTCCGTCTCAGCCATCTCGGCCTTGCGAGCGCGGCGCTCGTTTCGGCCGGGATCCTTAATCGTCCAATGTTTCTGCGACATTCGACTACGCGACGTTGCTGCCGAAGATGAAGCGCCAGTCGATGTAGAGCCACGAGTATCGGGCGTACCCGCGCCACTTGGCGATCAGGGTATCGAAGTCCTCGACATGCGCGAACTCGACCGGAACCCGGTCCCACCACTTGAGACTGTCCGACCGCTGCACGGAGTCGGCCATGAACCAGTCCTTGGTGTTGCTCATGTACTCCCAGTCGTGGAGGGTGTACTGGCCCTGATGGACGTTGACGTTGTTGTTCGCCGTGTCGAGCTTGCCCGAAGACTGGTTGATCTCCTGAGCCACTTCGAAGAGATCGGGCGGGTGCCAGATCTCGTTCGGCATGACATGGATCCGCTCGGCCCGATCTCCTCGGTAGCCGCGCATCTGGATCCGAGCCGCCGCCACCGATACGGCCGAAAGCGCCGCGGTTCCCAGGTTGTCGAACCCATTCGTGGTCGACGCACCGGAGGTCGTGGTGTGCGAATTGGAGCAGAGCGCGACGTTCTCAGAATGGCTGTAGAAGAACGGATCCGTGGAGAACGCCATCGTGAAGAGCCTTGCGGCGTGCTTCTGCCTCGTCCGCATGTAGGACGTCGCCATCGCCTTCGGCTTCTGGTCCATGACATGGTACATGCCGTCGTCGAACAGCTTGCGGCTGACCTGAACACCCTTAGTGAACTCCACCGGGGTGGTCGTGACGTCGTACCCCTGAGACACCGAATCGTAGTCGACCGTGCCCGAGAAGGCGTTCCAGTCGTCCAGCGTACCGACCTGCGTGAACCGCATGTCTTCGGTGGTCTTCGTTGCCGATTCGAAGTTGAACAGCTCGGGAATCTTGTCCTGGAGCTGCGCGAGCCGATCGTTCCACACATCCTGGAAGCGCGGATCGACGAGATCGCCAAAGTTCTCTGAAACGTGCGGAACTGTCATGTTGCTCTCCTATGAACGGCTCGTACTAGGCCACGATACCGGCGTTTCCAAATGCATGATCCGACGCCACCAGCAGCGCGAAGCTGTTGTTGCGCCCGTCGTCGTTGACATCTCTCAGCTCGAGATCCAGCACGATGAAGTTGCTGTTGGTCCCGCCCGTAGTCTGCGAAGCGATCTGAGTGAAGGCCGCCGACAGCGTGGGAGCCTCGTCATTGGAACCGATGAAGCAGCCCAGAGCCTCCAAAAACGTATCGCCCGCAGCGATGTCGTTCGGGAACGCCATCAGCACCGAACTCGCCTCATCGGACCAGCGATAATGGCCCACGTTGGCACCCTCGTAGCCCCAGACCACGGCCTTGTCCGTCACCGTGGGGCTCGAGCCAACCGCAAGGGCGAGTCCCGTCGCATCCGCAGTAGTCTGCGTAATGACGCCGAGCGCTGTATCCTCGGTCGCACCGCCGCTGAGCTTGGCGCGGAAGACCGCATCCGGGTTGATGCAGACCTTGACGAACGAAGCGTTGTTGCCGTCGCTGAGATCCCCGCCCGTGGCAGCGACCTGCGCCAGCGTGGACGCCGTGCGATTCTGGTCCACGGACAGACCAATGCAGTTGAGTGCGCTGGTCGTCGAAACCGGAAGACATCCCGACGTGTTGAGCGTGTCACCGTCCGACATCACCGGAACTCCGTTGTTGATGGCTGTGGCCTCCATCTGGTAATTCCGCATGTGAAGCCCGCCGCCGCCGATCGTGAAAGCGATGTCCATGATCCTCTCCTTATCGGGGCTTCCAGCACTGGCCGTGCTTTTGACCCACGAAACTCTGGTGAATGAAAAAAGTCGTTTGCCCCGGCGGCGAGTAGCTCTTGCAGCCATCGCAGGGACCGTGAACGAGGAATTCAGTCGTCCGGTAGTAGTGATACCGCTCGGGATCGAACTTAGGAGAGCACTTGCGGCAGAGCAGAATCCCGCTCTTGCACTCCGCCATGTCGGTGACCCAGCCGCCCTCAGCCCGGCGAGCCGGACGACCCGGGTGGGCCAGCCGCTCGTGCTCCTGCTTCGCCCGCTGCTGTCGCTCGTGGATGTACTTGGCCCTACGCTCCCGGCGCTGCGTGGCCGAACCGATCCGGCGCTGTGCTTCGTTGAACTGCTGCGGAGTGATGATCAGGGTCTGACTCACGCACCCACCCGCTTGATCTGGCTCACCACCATCGGATCGTCCCAGCCGGTGTAGATGCCGCGGGCGATCTCCTTCTCGTAGTACGCCTTGCGACGCGCATCGAGACCCTTGGGCGGGCCGCCGGGCTCCTCGGTCGAGGACTTCGTTTCAGCTCCTCCATCCCCACCTGCGCCATCCTCGTGCGTCTCGCGATCGTTCGGATTGCGTGTCAGCGCCTCTGCGGGACCGAAGGCCAGCTTCATCGCCAGCACCTCGGTGCGCAGATCGTTGGGATGGCCTTCATCCATCAGCTTCTTCATCTCAACACCCGCCCGACGAAACTCGTCGCTGGTACGGACCTTGATGGAGGGCATAGCCTGAAGGTAGGCGTCGAACTCCGATTGAACCTTCTTCTTCGTCTCGCGCTCGCTGACCTTGGCCTCAACCTTGGCATCGATGTCCTGCTCGATCTGTGCGGCGCGCTGGCGATCCAGCTCGACGTCCATCTGGGTCTGCGTGATCGTGCCCTCGTTCACCATCTGGGTGAGCGACTCGCGAGTCACGGCAGGCTGGGCCTCGGGCCGGGCCGCCATCATCTGGGCGGCCTCGGCGCGAAGCCGTTGCTCTTGAGCCTGGAGCTGCTGCTCGTTCTCGGCTCGCATCTCGTCCTTGGCTTTCCCGACCATCTCCACCACACGGGAATGCGGGATCGAGTTTTCTTGGGAGTCTCCCGGCTCGGACTGAGAAGCACCTGCCGGATTTTCTGTACCACCGATACCCATGAGACTCCCTCCCGTTGTCGATGCGGGTTGACGACTGCGCTGCCGCTTCGGGCGGCGAATCCTGAGCCGCTTCCACCGATCCTCAAACGACAAACAGACCGCCGGAACCGCGAGTTCCGACAGCCTGTTGTAGGCGCTCAAGGGCGCGCGATAAAGCTGCTCTATCAGTCCATTACGCCATGTTTTTCGCCATGTCAACCGAACCCGGGGACACCGACAGGTGGAAGCCTTCCAAAAGCACCCAGGATTTGCAGCCGCGGCAACGGATTTCTATGTCGTTTCGCGCACTTGGCGCGAAACGCAAAAGCAGTCGGCCGCATTTCGGGCAGCGGAGATCAACCCTCTTCAACATTCGCCTTCGCACCGGACAAAATGTCTGTGGGCAGATGAAGCACCTCTTCGAGCGTGTCGATCCGAGCCTGCCAAGCCAACACCTGAGCCCGCCGCTCTGCGAGCACGGCATGGCTGAAGTCCACCGTTCGGTCCTCCTGCGCTGCGCGCAGTGACATGGTGGACTCCTCGATCTTGGACTGGAGAAGCGACAGGTAGTAGTTCCAATTCGGGTCCTGCGTCAGCTTCGTGATCGGCACCTCAGCCTGCCGGAGCTGGTAGATAGCCGCCTCGACCTTCCGTGCCTGTTGGCGGTGATGGTCGTTGAGTGCCGCATCCACACGCCCCTGATACTCCTCCCGACTCAAGCTCATCCGCCACCCTCCTGAAGCTCTTCGTTGAGTAGCTCCGCACCCTGCACGGGCGGGTTGCCCTCATCTACCGGAGCGGGCGCCTGCGGCTGTCGCGGTCCTGAAGGGCCTACCGGATTTCCGAACTGATCCGCCTGCGCCGCCTGCGCAGCCAGCTGCTTCTCTTCCTGCGCCTTGCGCGCCACCTCCTCTGCGTAGATCTTGAACATCTGCGCGCCGCGCCGGGTCATGGCTGCGAACTGCTCATCATCCCGCTCGAACTCGATCAGCTTCTCGAGATGCGGCTGCGCCCCCTCCAACGGCTCGCCGAACGGCGCCTGCTCCATCAGCAGGTTGGCGATGGCCTCCTCCGCCAGAATCGTCGGCAGGTTGCTGGCTGGAGTGGGCTCGCTGATGTAGCGCTGCGGCTCGTTCAAGCCGATCTTGCGAAGCGCGTCGAACAGCAGCCGGTACACATTCTCGGGCTGCGTGATCCCCATCTCCACCGGCAGCGCCTGGATCGTCAAGCCCATCGCCTGCTGGAGCTGCTCGAAAGCAGCACCCCGCGAGGCGTTCTTGACGTTGGCCGTGAAGTCGAACACGAAGCCGCGGTTCACCTGCGACGCTGTCACCTTGCGATATGGATTCTGATGCGGGCGCGTATAGCCCACCAGCGTGAACTGCTTCTCCGGCGGCATCAGGAAACCGTTGAACTCGTGCATCAACGAGAACATCTGCTTCAGCGCCGTGAAGAAGCGGCGCAGCACACGCTCGGGACGGGCCTCGCCCGCTTGCTGGATCCGATCAATTGATCCCACGTTTCGCAGAGCAGAGGCCCGGCCCTTGGGCACTTGTCCGGTGTTCAGCTCGTTGCTGAAGACCGTGAGCCGCTGATCCATCTTGTCGACCAGCGTCATCAAATTGATGCCGAACGTCTGACTCTGAGCCGCAAACGTCGGGTAGTGGACGTTCTGCCGCGGGTTGCGCATCGGGTAGAGGTCACCCGGATAGATCGTGATCACGTCGGGCTTCATGTTCCCGGTCGGGTCATAGAAGCCGAACGGAGTATTCGCCAGGGTGCCGGAGTCCACCATCTGGTCGAAGGTCGCTTTGGAGATGTCGTGGAGCGCCTCCTGAAATTCCGGCAGCGAGATCCCCTCGCGGCGCCCCGCCTCGGGCAAAAACGCTGCCTCCGCAATTGGCCGCCTTCCGTCCTTGGTGGGATACAGCTCGGTCATGGGCCGCGCTTTCAGTAGCCAGCCGCCCTCCTTCAGCACCCAGAAGCAGACGTCCTCGTCGAGCCCATCGCCATCGAGATCGAAGCGATCGAAGCACAGGAACCGGGTCACCCGGGTCTGGCTCGTCTCCTTGATCGGCGTCTCGTCATCCACCCCCTGGAACGCATCCTTCTGCCGCTCCTCGTCATCCTCGGTGCGGTCCATCGCCGCCTTCTCGATCTTCTTGATGTCCTTGGGGCCGATCAAATCGTAGAAGCCGCTGCGCTGGAGCCGCTTCACCTCGTCCACCGTGGGGCGATCCACGAAGATCACATGCGGCGCCCCGCCCGGGTTCTTGGGGGTGGGCGGCTGAAGATTCTTGCTGCGCGGCGGGTACAGACAGCGGTCGTACTCGTAGACAATCGGCAGTGGACCGTCATGCACCACCACGTCCCGCTTGATCAACATCTCGATCTTGCCGTCCTTGGGCCGGGTATAGAACTTGACACTGACGTGGCCGTCTTCCTCCTCTATGCGCCAATCCCAGCCGTCCTCATCTTCTCGGTGTACCGGAACCTGGGTGAAATGCTTGCCGATCTGCTCGAGGAACCACTGGGCGGGCTCCACCTCGAACGGCAACCGAGACAGCACTCGCACATCCGTGATCGAGCGCTTCTCGCGAACCCACGTCACGAGCACCTGAGTGTGGCCCTCCTCGACGAAGTTCTGGGCCATGTCCTCGATCGTCTTCTCGCCGTCGTGCTCCACGAAGAACTGCGCGTCGAGCAGGTCGTCGATCAGATCCTGAGAATCCTCACCCCCCGGGCTCACGGCCTTGGAAGTGACAGCAGGCCGGCTACTCAACACCGCGTTGTGAAGGGAGTCCTGAGCAATCAAGCTTGCGGTCGCGATGTCGGGCAGCGCCACGTTGCTGGCATCGGGCCAGGGCAGGTTCTCCACCCGCTCCTGCCACATCCGCAGCTTGGCTTGCAGCTGAAGACGACGCTCGCGCGTGTCCTTGCGGCCGTCGCGGTCGTCCTTGGCAAACGTGATCACGCGCTCGGCCAGCTCGCGCTTCTTCTTACGCAGCCGGTTGCGGCGGGTCCGCTCACGCTTCGGGGCAGTGATCGGCGGAGCGGTCATGTCAGCGTACCTCCGTCCAGAGACGATCTTCGAGGACTCCCATCGGAATGTCCTGGGTTGCCATGTAGAGCATCCGTCGTTCCGTCTCCGCCGCCGCGGGCTCCAACGGAATCGTCCGGTGCTGAGTGCCGCGATGAAGCGCCTCGACCATCGTCGCGTGAATCTCCGACATCCGATCCGGCGTCAGCTGGCACTCACCACACAGGGTCAAATTGGCCGTGTGGCCACTCCAAAGAACCAACGTCAAGCGCCGAGCGTTTTCGAGAGGAGCCAGAATCTGCTTCGGGTCGCCGTTAGGCTTCCGATCGCCGACCTCGAATACCTCGACATCGCAAAGCGAGCAGCAGCCGGCGCGTTTTCTCATGCCTTGTACCAGGCCGCGTTGTCGTGGACGAGCAGCAGCGAATCCCACTGAGAAGCCAGGTCCACGGTCAGTGCGCCATCGATCGTCTGGCTGCCGTTACCGTCTACCGTGACCGTCGCCACGGCGTCGACCTTCTTGATCACGTAGAACGGCCGCGCGTCGAGCGTCACATCCGGCAGCGTCACCGTGAACGCCCCGGCTGTTGCATCCGCGAGCACCAGCTCGTCATCGAACCGCATGGAATAGGCAGCGACCACAGGCGTCGGATCGGTGAGCATCAGCGGACCGATCTTGGTGCCGGTCGAGGTGCTGGAGACGCGGACCCTCACGCCTCCCTCCGTTCCAGCGCTGTCCCGCACCGGAAGCACTGCTTGTGATCGTTGCCGATCGGCGTCGGCTCCAGTCGGTTCGCCCGGATCCCCGAGCCGTTGCCCTGTGCAGGAGTGGAGTAGAGGCGAAACCGGGTTACGTTGCAGGTGGGACATACGATCCGGGCTTCCAATCTGGCTTGCTCAACCATCGGGATACCGAATTCTTCGCTTCTTTCGTATTGCCACCTTAGGAATTCTCATCACTTCGCTTACATAACCATTAATTATTCCATCATTGGAACCAGCGAATAAAAAATATCGTTCTTCTTCCGCAACAAGAAATCCAACCGTCGTGCAAAGATTAGACTCTGGGAATCTATCTTTCTTAGACCAACCGGACCATGATTCAGAATCTTCCCACTCAACGTAATATATGGGTAGGCGTTCAACTTTTCGTACTTTGCTCATTTGGTTCTCCGAAAGTCGGGCAGCTTCCCATTGGGGCGATCCGCGAGCCATGCATGGATCAAAGCCTGCACGTCGTCCTGAAACTCCTCGGCCAGCCGGGTGTGCAGCTCGTCTCGCTCGCACAGATAGGAATCCACCAACCCGCAGCACTCCACACAGTATTCGAGCGTCTCCGTAACTCCATAGGCAAAGAACGTCTCTTCCTCGCCCTGAACCTGTCCGCAGCCGTCGCACGAGGTGACCTGGGACATCGCTCCTCCTAGTTGTCGAAGTGGTCGCTGCA